AAGATTCGAGCACAAGAGAGAACTCTATTTACACCAAAGCAGCGGGTGATTTTCAAACGTTTTGTACTCTTTTAGATAAACCTCCAGCAAGACATATGTTGGAGTGGTATACACACTTGATAACAAACGAAAGCAATAAGTACTTATTAGATATAGCAGGATCAAATCTTGATATACTAAGCCCCAGGGGTTCAGCAAAAAGTACCGTGTTAAATATGTTCACTGCGTGGTGTATAGGAAGACATACAGCAGCAAAAATGCCCTTACAGATAATTTACATTTCTTACAACATTGCTACTGCTATTCCTAAAAGTCGAATAATCAAACAAATTGTAGACTCAGTTGAGTTTAAAAAAATATTTCCTAATTGCAGGCTTAAACCAGGTATGCAAAGTGACGTTGGTTGGTCTATTGATTTTGAATACGCAGGTATCCCTAGAGTAGGTGACGAAGAATTCACACTACGTGCTGCAGGTCTTAGAGGATCAATTACCTCAAAACGCGCACACTTGTGTCTTACGGGCGATACACTAATCTTGACAGATCAAGGCGAACAGCCAATTAAAAAAATTTATGCAGACCCAGGACGCTTCCAAATTGCTGTCAGAAACTCAAAAACACATCAAATTGATTGGAGCGACGTGGCAGCAGCTACACGGCGTTGTTCCTCAAAAATTGTTCGAATTAGAACAACAGATAACCATTATATTTCCGCAACTCCCGAGCATCCTTTCCTTACGACAGACCAAGGGTACGAATGGGCGGGAGATATTAGTACAGGGCAAACCCTTATCGGAGTATCCGCCTGCGAATCAACTAAAAGTTTGTTTGAGTTGCGGTCAGGCAAAACAACGCACACAAAGAATCTGTACAACTTGTTGGCAAAAACTAGGAAAATTTCAAGTAGAGATTCAATGCCCCTGTTGTCAGGAGATATTCACGGTTATGTCTTCCCGTTTAGCTCAGAGATTAAGCACCGATCAAAAAATTCTGTGTTGTTCTCGGACTTGTGCGGGGCAGGTGAAGCAAATTTTAAAACCTCAGGTGTGTCTGTATTGCAACAAAAGGTTTCGCCCAACATCGCATACGACACAGTTTTGTTCTCGCCAGTGTGCAGATTTAAATCATTCCAAAAAAATGACCGGTGTGGACAACCCAAATTACCAGCATGGGGGTTATATAGGAGACTTCAAAAAACTGAGGAAGATCGTTTTAAATCGGGACAGTTTCATCTGTGTCGGTTGCAATACGAAGGAGAAGAAGTTATCTACAAAAGACGGGACAGTGCGAACAAACCTGTGTGTTCATCACATAGATCACGACCGGTCAAACAACATTCTTTGCAATCTTATAACGATTTGCCGTCAATGCCATGTGGCTCACCATCAGGTTACAGACAAAGCTGGGAGACCCTCACCGTTTCCGGAGTTGAAAAAATTAGCGGAGGAACGCACATTGTCTATGACCTTGAAATAGACCATCCAGATCATAATTTTATTGCGAATGGATTTGTTGTAAGCAACTGTTTCATCGACGACCCCATCAAAAGCAGCGCGGATATACGAAACCCTGCTATTAGAGATGAAATGAACAACAACTGGTCATCTGTTATCGCACCAATTATTTTTGAAGGGGGTAGAGCTATTTGTTTAGGTACACGTTTTCACCCGTTAGATATACATAAAACAATGTTTGCGCCGGAAAAAAATTGGAAACAAGTGACACAAGAAGCTGTCACTTACGACAATCAAGGCAACCCCGTAAGTTATTGGCCTGAGCAGTGGAGTGTTCAGTACTTACTCGGTCAGAAAGAACTCGACCCTGTGGCATTTGCTTTCCAGTACCAGCAACAGCCGGTGTTAACCACGGATTTAATTGTTTCTCCAGACTTGCTTGTTCGAGCTGAAGTTGAAACTGAATTTGATTCGCTGGCTATCGGTATTGATTTATCCGCAAGTAGAAATGAAACCAGCGACTATACAGCTTTTGTTTTAGGCGGAAGGCTTAAAGACAAATACTTCATTATTGATTCTCACCAATGTCGGTCTATTGGAAATCTAGAAAAAATAGATTTGCTGTGCGATATGCTACTTGAATGGGGAATCTTATCTTTTCAGAACGATACGTATTTTCCGACTTATTCTACGGTTACGCTAGTAGTTGAGTCAGTTGCTTACCAAGCGAGTTTAGCGGCGGACCTTAGAAGAGTTTTGTTAAATGAGAGGGGATTGAGTAATTTACATATTCATGAAGTTAACGGTTTTAGAGGAGATAAAATAGCTCGTTTTAGAGGGACGCTAGGTTTGCTAGAAAATAAAAAAATTGTGTTTAACAGATATAGAAAATTTGATGCGTTGTTTGATCAGATTATCAATGTGGGGGCAACGTCGCACGACGACCTTTTAGACGCATACACGCATTTAATAACTTATTTACAAAGGCGAGGCAATTATTCAATAGAGTACTAAGAGTATTTTGGGGTTTATGTCCAAGAAGATCTGGGTTGCCATCACGGCGCATAAACCCTTAGAGCGCATTGACTGTTTGGTCAATCTCCTGCGTGGTTATATGGAGTTTCCTTTTACTTTTGAAACAAATATTTACATAGATTATGGTTCTCAAGACGACGTAGAGATTTTAGAAACCCTTTTAAGCGAGTTTAGTAAGTTAAATATACAAGTTAAAGTTGCTTCTCCTGGGTACGAAGGTTGGTTTTTAACTTGGGCTCACAAGACAGATTTAGCTTTGGCAATTTTAAACAAAAAAGCAGATTACTATATCTATACAGAAAATGATATGTTAATGACTTATGACAATTTTAAATACTATTTGAAGTGGAAACCAGTCTTAGCTAAGTACGAGCTTGAACCTGGGTTTGTTAGATACGAAAAAAAATATAATAAAAAAATTCCTTTTGATAACTATTACCGATATTCCCTTACTAAAGAAACCCCTAATGTCTGGTCTACTCAGGGCTATAAAGTCCCCAATGTTTTAGTTGTAGACCACTCTGTTAGTTTTTTCGTTGCTTTAGCTAATCCTTATTACGGAGCTATGATCCTAAACCAAGAAGACGGAGACTACTATATTCGTTCCGATAGCTATGATCCTCAGAAAAGTTATGAGAAAGTTGGGATTAGAAATTGGCCTATAGCTGACCGGAGCTCGATGGGTTTAGCTTTTGAAAACCCTCCTTTTGGTTTTGAGCATAGGCGTTGCGTTCCTGTACGTAAGGTTAAAGACCATTACGAGATCCTTCCTTGTGGGCTGATTTGTCATGACGACGACAAATACACAAAAAATTTATTATGTGATCCCGACCTATTGATATGCTGTGAAAGTATGTTAACCATATAAAACAGTGTTACATGGCGGTGCCCGTTTTGTATCGATCTGCTACGTTTTGAACAAAAAGCATAAGTGTGAAGTTTTACCAAAATTAGAAGCCTATGCATTGCGGAAGTACATAGAATCAAAAAATGGAACAATCTATTGGTTTAATCCCGCCAAAGGACAATACTAACCCAGATTATTATGTCCGGAATGGTATGGAATGCTATGACGCGCAGCTAGCATCTGTCGGCCTTAGTAAATTTCAAGGGTATTTAGAGTGTTGTATTTTTAAGTACATGTGGCGCTGGGAGGAAAAAAATGGAAAAGAGGATCTACAGAAAGCTGCGGTTTATTTGGCTAAACTTATAGAAACAGTTGAGTAAACATGGACGTTAGGGCTTTTGGCAGTCGTTATGGTTTTTCAGCCACTCTTCCCTATGCCAGTGGGTTTATGGTTAGCGCAGGAACTAATAAAGTTTTTCCTGCATGCAGAGCTTTGTTTGTGGAGACGTCGAACAAAAATGCAGACAAAACTTTAATTGTTCAATTAGCTGATTCTCCCAGCTCTTTTATTAGTTTTGATCATATTCGTACAGATGTATTTTTACCTGTATCTGCCACAGCAATAAGCGGAATAAGCACAGTAGATCACGTATACGTTCTTTACTAATGGCAGACATTGCTAAAAAACGTGACCCTGAAAAATGGGCACAAGCAAAAGCACGAGCCCGTAAAAAAATGGGAGGGCACAGTGCTCGTGCCATGCAGCTTGCTGTGAAGTATTATAAAGATGCTGGCGGTTCCTACGAAGGAAAAAAATCCGAGAGCAATCGTCTACGCCAATGGGGTAAAGAAGATTGGCAGACTAAAGAAGAATACGAATCCAACCGAGAAAAACAATGACCCCTTCATCACTTGTCGATGCCTTAACTGGATCGGGTAAAAGCTATCGAGAGCGTAACTTACCTACGTCTGATGATATGCTTAGAGGACTTACTAAAAGTAGGTCTAGGTTTAGTGCTGATTCGTTAGATCCAACCTTAGCTAAAATCATTGCATCTACAACAGAAGATTTACTTTATAGAGCAATTCAAGAAAAGGTCAGGGATGAGGAAAGGAGAAATGCCTGATTTAGCTCGCGAGCACGGGCGCACAGAACGTTATTTACCTCGTTCAGCGTGGGCACAAATGAGCCCTGCCGAAAGACGTGAAACGGACGAAAAAAAGAAAAAAGAAACGGCTGGTAATAAACCCGTCAATACCCACGTTCCTAATACAGAAAAAGCTCGTGAGGCTCGTCGGAGAGCTTCTGAGTATATTAAGAGAAAGGCAAGCTAATTATGTCTAACCCTTTTAATCAAGCTAGGGATTTTTTCTCGGATGCTTTTGCAAAGCAGGAATCTGCCGCAGGTCAGCAAACTCAGTATCAACGCAGCGTAGATCAACCAATGAGGCACGATTTTTTTCCTACACGAAAAGAAGCTTACGAGCCTGATTCACCGGTGCATAGTTCCGAAACGTTTATGGAAGATGTAAAAAACAGGCTGATTCAGTCTGCGATCAATAAGGCAACTCAGAAAGGACCAACACAAAGCTCTCTTACAGCGCGAGCAGGAAATGGTAATCCAACCAAGTCAGTGCTAGCATCATAGTGACACTCGCCTAAAGGTCGTGCTCTACGATTGTTTTTTATATTTTGACGAAAAAGAACTCCTTGAACTAAGGGTAAATCTTTTAAAGGATATTGTTGACGGTTTTATCATTACGGATGGAAATTTGACGTTTAAAGGGGACCCAAAACCCTTTACTTGTCTTGATACGATTCGAGAACTAGGTTTACCTGAGGAAAAAATACAAGTTCTTCACGTTGAATTGCCTTCTAAGGAAGTAGCTCCTAATCCATGGGTACGGGAATACGCACAACGCGACGCTCTCGCTGTGGGGATGCGCTTAACTCCACCAGATTCCGTCTTTTTCTTTAGTGATGTCGATGAAATACCGAAACCGGAGGCGGTTTTACAAGCTGTAGAAATTGCGAAAGCGAATCCAGACCGGTGTGTACGTCTGTCGATGCCTATGTTTTACGGGAGGGCAGATCTTAGAGTTATTGATCCGAAAGGTGATCCTTCCAAACCCCCAAATAACTGGACTTGTGGCACCGTGGTTTTATACAATCACCTAGAAGAAACACCTTCGCAAATCCGAATGAAGGACAATGGCCTTGTTGTGGGGGATTGCGATTGCGGTTGGCATTTTTCTTGGATGGGTGACTCGGCTCGGATGAAACGAAAACTCACATCGTTTTCTCATTGCTACGACGATATCCCTAACGCACATGCTCCTGCCTACAGCCAAGAAATGTTAGACTTTTTAGATTCTTATAAAGCTTTACCGGGGAGTACAGATCCTTTAGGTCGAAAAGATCATATTTTACAAGCGTACCCACATGACCTATTACCGCCAGAGTTGTTTAAACTAGATAGAGTAAGAAATTATCTGCTTCCCGATGGCTAACCAGATGCCCGAACAACTCCGTGAGCACTTTGCCAATAAGGCAAAGCACGAGGGTAAACATGGAGATAAGGAAGAAAAAATGGAGAAGCGTAAGGAAGCTTTGAGGAAAGCTAAAAAAGTTAAAGCTGCAGGTAAAAAAGCTTAATTTTAAATTTTTAATTTCGTTGTGTAGTTAACAGAATGGCCGACCAGATCGGAGTCCGTCAACGCTTTCAAGAAATTCTTGAGGCTTCGCGGACTCAAGATAGATCCAAGCAGGCGTCTACTTTAGTCGTTCTTAGTCACATCCAGCAAATGACGCTGTTGATGATTAAGAAGGGCTTGACTTTTTATTGTGAACAAGACACTTATAAAGCTAGATCTAAATTTTTAGATAGCTTGATTACTTTAAATAAAATTGATATTCGTTTTCCTTCGATTATTCGTAATTTTTTAATCGACGGATGTGGCTTATTTTATTTTCGACCTGACCCCAAATTAAAGTATCAAATATACTTTTTTTCTAAAGATCAGTATCGTGTTTACCACGATGTAAACGGAAACTTAGATGAAGTTGTAATAATCTACAAATATAAAATTCGTAGTTCTAACATTGGTTTACCTTCTGACACAGCAGGTTTAAACGAACGCTATGTCCGAATTTCTATTACCGAAGAACGTATATCTGAATTTGAGTCTAATACAGAGTTGAGTTTTGACCTGGAGCCAGGAGGACTCGTCACTTCAAGAAATACGCGAGAAAATACACTTGGATTTATACCTGCTGTTGAGGTTCTTAACAAACCAGACAGTAGTGGTACTTCTGGTGAAGGCGAATTTGAACCTTTTATGGAACAAATTGTTCTTCATGACACCTTAAATACGAACATTGCTAAAAATATTGAATTTTTTGGTAATCCGACACTTATTAGTTCGCGTCCTCGTAGTGATCTTGTCGAAGCTAGCGACTCTGATCGCACTTTCCGTCCAACAATTAGTAGTCAAAGTGGATTTGCTGGTCGCGATACCCCCTCGACACGAGTAAGCGAGCCTTTTGGTTCCAGTGGTTTGATGGGCGGGCTGAGAGTCCCTCGAATTATTGCCAACGTCGAGCCTTCGGATCGTGTTGGTTACATGACACCAGACCCTGTTAACGGGGACATGAACCGATGGGCTTTAATGCTGCGTGAAGAAATTCGGACAGCATTAGGCGGTGTTGATGAAATTTCAGTTTCTGCTGGTGCCACTGCCACAGAAATTAAGGGTTTGATGGGTCGCGCTCAAGCCACAGCACTAAGAAAAAATAAAAGTTTCTTGGTGTACGGGTTCTGTAAGTTGTTGGAGATGATTCTCTACCACCAAGAAGAAACTTTTAAAGATAGTTTTGCCGCTGTTGTTAAGCTCAAAAAGCCTAAACCTGTTGCCGATGATTCATCTGAAGAGACAATTCGCTTTGAAGTAGAACAGCAAAAGTTTGACCAAAAACTAAAACAGATGGTGCAAGAAGCGCTTTCAACTTCTGCAGTCCCACGTGGTGTTTTTGGTTTACCTCCAGATGGAGATCGTACTGTTGCGTACCGCTTCCAAGGCGATGTCTATGAGGACACGGCCTACGACATAAACCAAAAGTCTATTGTTGTCCGAAATTTGCAGGAATTAGGAGTTGACAGTGTCGAAGCTTTACGCTATTTATTCCCGGATAAGACGGATACTGAGCGAGAAGAAATGTTAAAAGGATTTCCTTTCAGGATGATCCAACAAACTCAAAGCGCAATGCAACAATTTTTAGTATTATTATCACAGATGTTGCAAACGCCACATCCTCTCGCCCCGGATCAACCCTTAGGGGCTGACCCTAGATTAAACATAACGCCCCTGTTATACAGGACGTTTGACCACCTCGCGCAAGAACTAACCTACTCGGGTAGCTATGAGCCAGCAGATCCAAGCTTCGATCCCGAGCCCGGTAGCGGCAGCAGCCCCCTCGGCGGCGCCAGCAATGGACCAGGGCTCAACCGCTTACCCGCAGTGGGTGGCGCAAACCAGTACCCCGGCGGTAGCTTCGGTACCTACAGCCCAAATGCCGTCGCAGGCAACACAGGGTTCGGTCCTTTCTACCAGCAACCAGTACAACCAGTCTCCGTCCGCTTACTCCCCGAACAATCCGTGGGAAGCAGCAATGGGCAGCCTGGAGCGGGTGGTGTCCAGGATGTCACCACTCCCCAGCCAAACAGCACCGTCTCCACAATACGCGACGACGCAACAGGCTATTCCTCAGTACAGTCAGCCTTTACAGGCCCAACCATGGGCGTACCAAGCGCCTACGGCAGCCCCGACTTACTCCAACAACGTCTCTACGACCCAAGCTTCCTCTCAGGCTTCTACGGGGCGCAGCCAAGCCCCCCAGCTAAGCCCCGCAAGCGCTCAAGTCGTTAATCACTTCGGCATCGAGGCTCCCGGCATCCTTAATCAGTATGCTGTTACTCTCGAAGACGCTCTGATTGCTCAGAACGAAAATATGAACTCCATCGCCACACGTGGCGCTGCAATGGAGCATATTCTTACTGATCCTGATCAACTAGCTGATTACACCAACCGGTTCTTCACCGAAGTGTATCCAGTAGATGCAGATAACTCTGGTTATCCTGCTCAGCAAGCAGCTTATCAACCTCGTTATGACATGCCTGCTGTTCCTGCTTCTGCAGGCGCAGTTCGCAACGATCCTGACACTCAGTGGAATGGTTTCTCCCAAACCATGAATCAGAATCCCGAGCAAGCTTGGCGTTATCTGAGTCAAATGAGCCCTGACGCTTTCCGTCAGAAGCTCTTGTTCTTAGACGCCGCTTAATTTACGTTTTAATACTAAAATTCCCCCGGAAACGGGGGTTTTTCTATGGCTCCTTTTAAATCAGAGGCTCAAAGACGTAAATTTTACGCAATGGCTGAGCGTGGGGAAATCCCTGAAGCAACAGTCAGTGAGTATGAAGAAAAAACTCGCGGGGATTTACCCGAAAGGGTTAGTGCTAAAAGAAAAGCCCAGCAGTACACTAATAGTAAAAGAGACTAACCATGGTTCTTCCTATCGGACACACTCGTCGTCGCGAGTCTTCAGACAATTCAGCACTTTTGGCTCAGTTAGACGAGCTAAAAAAAGAACTTGCCTCTGTTAAAGAGGAATACAAGTCGGATATGGAAAAAATTGCTTTAGATATCGTCACAGTGGATTCTAAAAGACAACCTCCAGCCGAATAATTTAACTAGGTATACTTAAAGTAGCCCTCTGTTGAGTTTTCCGTGGGTTACATTTCACTTGTTAACTATAAGTACGACACTGGACTGCATCAGCAACAGTCTGGACCTTATCGTGCTGGCGATGATCTGGCTTTAGCTCAAAAATACCTAGTCGTTTCGAGCGGTTACGTCGATTCGCTAGGAAATCAAGTGTCATGGTATGGCGTTAACGATTTTGGCGCTGATTATGGACGCCCCGTTATAGGTCCTCCTAACTCAGGTGCCTACGTAGTCGATAGTTGGAGGGCAGTACCTGTTGCAGTTTCTGGTTATTGGTCGGATTATAACTTTACTTATTATTCTCCAAGCGGAGAAATGAGTGTTTACACCGGTTTTAGAGGATTTACAACTCAAAAAATAGCTAACGCCAAGGTTTCAACAACTTATAATCCTCCTTTTGGTATTCGTGATACGGGCGCATACACTTATTACTTCGGAGACGCTCCTTCTAGTCAATCTTACGACCCATACAATACTCCTGAGGGAAATACGTCAGCTGAAGGAACCACTGGCGGCGGCGTGGCTCACCCACGTCAAATGGGTACGCTTTTAACTACCACAGCGACACCTGGTGCTACAGAAGTAACAAGAGCGGAATGGAGGTACAATCCTCCCGTATATTGTCAGACTTTGACTGAAACTATTTACGCTCAAGTTCCCGGTTTAATGGGAGCTCCAACTCGTTACATCTATCGCGGTAGGTCCTCACGTTACGCTTTTAATCTCGGGTCAATTTATGGAATTACGGGAGAAGGCATTCGTGCGTTACCTCATCGGTTTAGTCCTTCTGTAAATGTAAGCAATCAGAAGAATATATAGATTTATTTAAGGTAAACAAAAAAAGTAAATAACGCTATTAATGCGACAAACAGCATACCAACTTTGTTTAAACAACTTAAAATAAAGGAGTAGTTTTTCGGAGGTTGGCGCTTTGTTCGTCGACAATGATTTTCCGAAGCTGCTCGGTGCTGAACTCTACCGTCCGCATCCTGCGTACGTTGTAGAGATGGCTGCTGAACCTGTAGTCGTTCATGACTTCAGTAAGCAACCAGGACAGACTGTGCAGCTTGATCGTTACAGGTTCTGGGGCAATCCAGGAAGCAAAGAGTCACGTGAGCGTACTGCAGAGCAGACCATCGGTACTGCCAGCAGCCGCAACATTGTGAAGGACAAAGTGTTGGTGACACTCCGGGAATATACCGGACCTGCCGACCCTAGTGATCCAACACAAGCAAGTACATTTAAGATTGCACGTGAGACACTAATTACCGCTCAGCGTTTGCTGTTGGATACCGGTAATCTCACTGCCTTCCACCAATCAATTGGTTCTTTGACCCTGCTCGACGACTATCGTCGTTGGCGCGATCGGGTGTTCATTAATGAACTCCTGAAAGCTGTATCTAAAGGTCAATCTTCTGATACCCAAGGTGGTTACTACTACCCCGGTAATTTGGCTGTTGGTTCTTTAACCTACACCAACTCAGAGCAAGCCAAGTTTGACGTTAAGGACGACCTCCTCCGCGTGGTTAAGTCTTTGCGTAAGAGGAACACTCCTACTTACCAAGACGGTTTCTACCGTTGTGTTTGCGACCCCACGTTCCTGATGCACTTGCGTCAGAACAGCGATTTCCGCGAAGTGGCTCGCTACCCCGGCAACGGTCAGATCAACCCACTCATGTCTGCTATGCAGCCTAACGCTGCTATCTACATGGGTCAGGGTTTTGGGCAAGCCTCCTTCGTGGCTGGCGAACCCATCATGCCTACCGGTTTTGTGTTTGAAGGTGTGCGATTCTTCGAATCCACCAACATGCCTTCCCAAACCGCCACAGCAACTATCGGTGGTACTTCGACTACGTACGACAGTGCTATCGGTATGTTCTTCGGCCCTCAGAGTGTTGGCGTCGGTATCGGCGGTAACAATGCTCAAGTGCTGCTTAACAACAACGACGATTTCAGCCGTTTTATCATGATGATCTGGAGCCTGTACGCAGGTTTCGAGCTTCTAAACGCTGACTTCGTTACTGTTGCCTACTCGTTCAACGTTTGAGGAGGTAACTAACAATGGCAACTAACCCTAATCAGCTTCAAGTTTCCAAAATCTATCCTGGAAACTATACAAACGTTCTACGTTACTGGCACGACGAAAAGACGTTCCAGTTCCGTAATGCGAACGACACGGAAACCACCTACACCAATCAACCTATTGGTGGTCCAGTTGGTGTGGTATTTACTCCAGGTTGGGTAGCTCAACAAGCTATTGGTTACGTCGACTTGTCGTTCCAAGCTTTGGGCACCACTAGCCAACTGGAGTATTACACTCAGGCTTACAGCTCTGGTCTAAACGGAGCTAACAGTCCCTTCTTGAACGCCAATGTAATCATTCCTTCACCGGATGCTTACAAAGATGTTCGCGCTGATATTACTGACGGTGTCAAAGTGCCTTCTGGTGCTTATGTTTATCGTTTGTCCCTCCGTGTTGACGGTGGCGACGTTATCAGCAGCGGTGTTGGCGGCGGTAGTGCCACCCCTACATTGGGTCTTGGCCCTGCTGTGGGTGTTGGTCTTAATACCACACCTTCTGCTTCCGGATTCTTCGTTACCCTTGCTGGTAGCAGCAGCCGGATTGCAAACGGTTCCTTCAATAGCAACAACGTTTGGAACAGCGCTACTTTGTATCGGACTGGTTCCGAAACTCAGTACAAACTGTTTGCTGTGGCTAACCTCGGCGGTGCTGCCGCTTCTGGTCTTGCACAAGCATCCGGTGTGTTCGATCCTCGCGCTACTAACGGACAACTTCGGGGCAAAAATAAAGCTCTGGGTATCTGTGAAGTGTGTTGGTTCCTGTCTGACGAGGCTCCTAATCGCGATGATTTGGCTCTTCAGCCTGCTGGTCTCATTGAGTCCAACGTTTACACCTCTACTGTTCCTTCCTGATCTAGTTAAAGGTAAATACAAGACCCCTCTTCGGAGGGGTTTTTTTATGCATGGCAATATGACAACTGAAATTGAAATTTGTTAGTAAACTATTCGTAGACACTGCTTACATAATGACCGCTATCTCAGTTCAAGACGTTTTGTACAAACCAAGTGGAGTTAAAGTTGAAATTTTGAGTGAGCACGACGAAGGTGAATACAAAATGGTCCGCTCAACCACGACAGGAAAGGTATTTTTCGCTCATAAAGGCCAAATTGAGATTGTAGAAGGTAGCGAAGATAAAAAGGACGCAAAACCCTCCTTAAAACGCCGTGGCCGTCAAATTATTCAGCCAGAAATCCCTTTTGAGAACCGGATCAACATAAACGGCGCTACTCCCGAGCGGTTAACGCAGGTTCTTAAAGGAGTAGGAATAAAAACCGCTGTGGAAATTAAAGAGCTACAACAATCTATGCCCGGAGAGCGTTTTACAAAGTTAGAACAGCTAAAAGCCATCACTCGTGTTGACTGGGACGAGGTTCTTGCTGCTGGTGTCGTCTACGTAGAATAATTTAAATTTTTATTTTGTAAATCGGGTAGAATAAGTTTATCTAGTGCTTAAATAAAGTGTCTCAATTCTCTCAACAAGAACTTGAGCAGATTCAAAGCTATTTAGCGCAACAAGGTGTTGTTTTCCAAGCAACAACCACCGATGCGACTAAAAGAGAAATAATTTATGCTGCGGTTAATCAACTTACCCGTAACCCTGCTCAGACGTTTGGTTATAGACTTGATGATTTTAACTTTAGTCGTTGTGCATATCACCTTGGATACAATATTGCCACAGTGCCTGCCGGTGACTACGCTCGACTTTTAGAAGCTACAAGTAGTATTCCTTCTGAGTTCTATTACGACAAAATTGTTGGTCAAATTGAACGTTGTGAAGAAGCCGAACGTTTAACTGAGCTGGCTACTGGACGAGCAACCAGTCGTCAAGAAACAATTTTCGGTGATGTTAGTCGTTCCATTAATATCCAAGATAAAAGGGAGACCTCAAGAATCTGGAGAGAGAATTACCAATTTGAGTGTGATCGTTTAGCCCATATGCTTTATGTTCCTAACTATAAAGACCCTGTTACAGCTCGTTATCGTTATGAACGTAGTGGCGGAGAGTTTATTCAAGCTATACCCGGTCCTCCTGATACAGCAAGGGCCGACAGGATTTACTTTTACACTAAATGGAGGTGAGCGCTATATTTAAACAAGAAGTAGCCCCGCTTTTACGTGGAACCTAACTTACGCAGAGCTGTAGAACTTTTCTCGCAAGGAATTAAGCAAGGTTCTCTTTTTACTAAAAGCGGAAATCCGCAGAATTTTTCTGGGAGCAGGAGGCCTTTTATAAGTACGGATCCAGTACCTGTAAATCAAGGTCGCACACCGATACCCCCTTCTTTTCGTCCTGAGCCTGTTTCACCAGGTCAGCTAGGTCTTTTTGATATCAGAGCGACTCCTTCTCCCTCTGCTCCTGTTGTATCTAACCAAAATCCAGGCGGCTCTTTAGATAGATACGGTGCTATTGCACGATACGGCGCCTTAGCCACACAAGAACCCCCCGGTCAATTAGCAACAATAAATAAAACACCAGGTGGTTCTTTACTACCCACTTCTCGCGATCTAAGAATTTTTCTTGAAAACATAGGTCCCTATGGTACTCCTAGTTTAGGTGGGGCATTAGCTCTAGCAGCTAAGCTAGAAGGTTCGGCTCCAGAACCT